ATGAGCCGCGCTGATCCGCAATTCAAGCTCCGTATGCCTCCAGCTCTTCGCGCTCGGGTTGAACAGGCTGCCAAGGCCTCTATGCGTTCCCTGAATGCCGAACTGGTCTTCCGTGTTGAGCAGAGCTTTGAAGGCGCTGATGAGGTAGCGCGCGTTCTGTCGAGCAACCCGATTAACGCCTTGTTGGGCTTCCTTGAGGGCTATCTGCTGCACGCGGCAGAGCATCCCAGCGAACCCTTCGACCGCGCCCTGATGCTGATCGATGGCCTCATGGACGCCGGCTACCTCTCCCAGCCGGAAGAATCCTATCTGACCGACCTGCGGGTTGAGGCTCTCGCCTGGGGTCGTGCTCGCCAAGATAAGGAGGAAGCTGACCATGTCGTCTCCGAATTACTTGCGCCAAACCCACGCCCCGGACTGCGCCTGCTCTGTGTGCTGGTCCGCAAGGCAGGCCATCCCATTGCACAACCCGTCGCCGTGTCCGGACTGCCGGCCCCCTGGGCTGCCCTATCTGGAAGGTGGCCGCTGGCTCTGCCGTCCCCGTTCCTTCTGCGCGAAACACGACCCGTCCCGGCGTCCGCCGAAGTACTGGCACGTTGTGTACGACAGCGGGAAGCCCACGCCCTTTGTGCCCGTGCGCGAAGCATTCCAATTGGAGGGCTGACCCATGCTCGCTAAGACCCTGAAAGCGCTGCTCCTGCTCTGCTTGATCCAAGCCGCCCGCACCGTGGCCGATCCGGTCAAGGGCCGCGCTCCCGGCTCGTCGGAACAGCCTCACCGTTCCGGCGAACGGAAGCACGGGCGCAGCGCACCCTTGAACGCCTCCCCCCTGAAACAGCCTCTGCTTGGGAGTGTGGGGCAGCTCCTCCGCCCCGCGCTCCCGAGCCCTCGGCGGCAAGAGCGGGATGACAAGGGCAGAGCCCTTGGTGTTGCTCTGCGGGTTCCAAGGGGAAGCGTTCCCCTTGGCTGTCGGAGACGACGTTGCGATAGGGACCGTTACTCGAATGGGCTGAGACGAACACCCGTGGTTGGCTTGGTTCGCTAGCGAATAGAGCCCGGCCCGAAGGGATCGCCCACACATCACTTTCACCCAACACCGCTGAATGAAGGCGAAACAGCCGAATTTGCAGCAGCGGGACAACTCACGCCGAAAAAGGCGAATTGAAGGAGAAACACCGATGAACATGTTTGCAACCCAAGGCGGCGTCGTCGAACTGTGGGTCACCAAGACCGACACCTATACCTCGACCAAGACCGGGGAAATCTACGCCTCGGTCCAGTCCATCGCCCCGATCCCGGAAGGTGCCCGTGGCAACGCCAAGGGCTTCGAGATCAGCGAATACAACATCGAGCCGACCCTGCTGGACGCCATCGTCTTCGAAGGCCAGCCGGTGCTCTGCAAGTTCGCCAGCGTGGTCCGCCCGACCCAAGACCGTTTCGGTCGGATCACCAATACCCAAGTCCTTGTGGATCTGTTGGCGGTGGGCGGCAAGCCGATGGCGCCGACCGCCCAAGCCCCGGCCCGCCCGCAAGCACAGGCCCAAGCCCCGCGCCCGGCCCAGCAGCCGCAGGGCCAGGACAAACAAGACAAGTCCCCGGACGCCAAGGCGTAAGCCGTAGGAGGCCGCGATGCTCCGCTATCTCTCGCTGTTCGCGGTAGGTCTGGCCACCGGCTACGCCTGGGGCTGGATCGACGGCCTAGCGGCCTCCCTGGCTGTTTGAGGACTGATCGCTATGTCAGGCGTTGTCGCTGTGCAGGTGTGTACCGCGTGGACCTCGACCCCCGAGGGCTTCACGGCGTGTCGCGAACTCGCATGGCAACAGGCCTACCTGATTCCGCCCGAGGCTGCTGGATACGTGGACATCCTGGTCAACGGTGGTTTCTCCCCGGAAGCCTTCGGCATCGGTGCCGCTGGCGTCCTGGGATCGTTCGTGACGGGGCTTTTGATTGGCTGGGTCGCGTCACTTCTTCGTAAAGCCAAGTAGAGAGGAAACACCATGAAAGCAATGAAGCAACGCATCGCCAAGTTCAGCCCGATCGCCTCGTTCCGCAACCTGTGCATCGCCGGTTCCGTCACTGCCGCGACTTCGCTGCCGGCCTTCGCCGGGGTGATCGACACCAGCGCGGTGGAATCGGCGATCACCGATGGGCAGGGCGATATGAAGGCCATTGGCGGCTACATCGTCGGCGCCCTGGTGATCCTGGCCGTCGCCGGCCTGATCTACAGCATGTTGCGCAAGGCGTAACGGGTGCTCTGGTCGGTGTGGTTGGGGGCGTTCTTCGCCGGCGCCTTCATCACCGGGTACCGGACCGGCGAATTCTTCTAACCGAACAGACCGAGGCGGAAGCCCCCTCCGGAGTTTCCGGCAGGGGGCTTTTTCATGGGTGACTGGATGAGTAACAACGCACGTTCCGGCCTTGGCCGACTTCTTCCGCTGCTGGGCCTGCTGGTCTCGTTGCTGTGGCATTCCTTGGCGAGCGCGGACTTCTACCAATGGAAGATTTCCATCCCCGGAAAGCCCACGGCCTTCTTTCCATCCTATACGGCGGCGTGCCAGTACTACTTCGATAACACGTCGGCCAACTGGCTAAAGGAAATCAACAAACTGAGCTACAAGGAAGTTCAGTGCAATGTTTCGGGTACTGGCGGAATCACCTGGCAGACGTCGGCTACCATCTTGACTGGCGATAGCTGTCCTCCAGAGCAAGAACTCGATCCGGCCGACGGTGCCTGCAAGCCGCCACCCGAAGAGTGCAAGGAAGGCGAACTGTTTCCGGCCAAGGGCCCGGACTCGCCTGTTGTCACCTCGGGCGGGCGGAACTATGTCGGCGACGGCGGCGCACCGAGCGCCTGTTATCAAAGCTGCGAGTACGGCGGCAACCCCAGCCCGGCCAGTTGCTATCTGGTCAAAGGCTCCACCACCACCGGCTTCTGCAATTACATCCTCAAGGGCACCGGACAGAATTGCGGTGCCGATTCCTACACCTTCGCGCAGACCGGCGACTCGCTGAACCCGCCCGACACCCCGAACACCGATCCTTCCGACCCGAACGACCCCGGCTGCCCGCCCGGCTGGTCGTGGTCGGGGACTACCTGCGTCAAGACCCCGACCGATCCCACGGATCCAACCGACCCAACCACGCCGGGCGGTGACGGCGGCGGCGATGGCAATGGCGGTGGAGACAACAACGGCGGCGGCAACGACGGCGGCACCGGCAATGGCGGCGACGGCAGCGGGGGAGGGGACGGCAACGGCGGGGGCGATGGTAGCGGCGACGGTGACGGCAGCGGCACGGGCGGCGATGGCAACGGCACCTGCGACCCGGCGAAAGAGAACTGCTCCACCGGCCCCGAAGGCCCCGGCGGCGAACTCAAGGAACCCACGCCCGGCACCTGGGATGACGCCATCGCCACCTGGGAAAAGAAGGTCGAGGAAGCCAAGAAAGAACTCAAGACCAAGGTGAAGGCCAACGTCGACCAGATGAAGGGGGCCTTCGACCTCAACCTGGCGGAAGGCGGCGGGCAACTGCCCTGCGAGTCCATGACCATTTGGGGCAAGTCCTACTCCCTCTGTATCTCCGACTACGCCGGCCAACTCTCCAGCCTGCGCGTGGCGCTGCTGCTAATGGCCGCGCTGATCGCCGCCCTCATTCTGCTGAAGGACTGACCCTATGGAATGGCTCTCCGGTTTTCTCGATCAGATCATCGCCTTCTTCCAGTGGATCTGGGATTTCTTCGCCCAAGGCATCTATGACTTCGTGCGCGACGGCCTGGTGGTCGCCACCAAGGCGTCGATGTACGCCGCGCTCCAGACCCTGATCCTGCTGATCGATGTCAGCTACACCGCCGCCCGCGAACTGATCGACAGCCTCGGCGTGCCGCAGATGATCCGCAGCATGTACGCCGCGCTACCGGGTCCGATTGCGGCGGGTCTGGCCTTCTTCGGCGTGCCGCAGGCGCTGAACATCATCATGGTCGCGGCGGCGACGCGCTTCTGCATGCGCTTCGTGCCGTTCATTGGGAGGTGATCCGTGTCGATCAAGATCCACCACGGCCCCAATGGCTCCTACAAGACCTCCGGCGCGATCCAGGATGACGCCGTGCCCGCGCTGAAAGACGGGCGGGTGATCATCACCAACGTGCGCGGCTTCACCCTGGAGCGGGCCTATCAGGTCTTCCCGGACCTGCCCAACACGGCGGAAATCATCAACCTCGATCTGGAGTCGCTGGAAGACCTCGAAAAGATGCGCACGTGGTTCCAGTGGGCGCCCCGCGGGGCCTTCCTGATCTTCGACGAAACCCAACTGCTGTTTCCCAAGTCCTGGCGGGAAAAAGACCTCGAACGCTTCGACTACCCCGGTGGACCGGAAGCGGCCCACGCGGCCGACCGCCCCATGGGCTGGCTCGACGCCTGGACCCGGCACCGGCATTTCAACTGGGACATTGTCCTCACCACGCCGAACATCTCCTACATCCGCGACGACATCCGCATGACCTGCGAGATGGCCTACAAGCATTCCAACCTCGCGGTGATCGGCATCCCTGGCCGCTACAAGGAGGCCCAGCATGACGCCCAACTCAACCGTCCGCCCGCCGATGGCACCATCATCGAATACAAGCGAATCCGAAAGCAGACCTTCGCCCTCTACCAGTCCACGGCCACCGGCAAGACCCAAGACACCAAGGCGGGCAAGAGCCTCTTCCGGTCGCCTAAGCTGGTTCTTCTACTGGCATTGCTGGCCGGCACTATTGGCTTTGTCTGGTATATGGGGCCTCTGCGCACGATTGGCGCTCCGGCTGCTGCGACACCTGCCGACGCTCCTGGCGACCCTGCTCAAGCCCCTGCTGCGCCCGCTGCTGTGGCTGCTCCAGCGCGTCCTGCTGCGAATAGCTTTCTTCCTCCTGGGCTTGTACCTGATGGGCCTGCTGCTGCGCCTGTTGATCTGAACGCCCATCCCTTCGCCGATCGGCGGATCTCCATCCTTGCCCACGCCTACCGCAAGTCGCGGGGCGATATCTACCTGTTCGCCCTGGAGGATCCCACGGGCCGGCGCCTGGAACTCACCAGTTGGCAACTGATCGGCTCCGGCTACCGGGTGACGCCCAAGGGCGAGTGCGTCGTAGAGCTTCGCTATGAGGACTGGAAACAGACCGTCACCTGTGCCGGGAGGCAGGCCGGCGCGGTGGCCAGCATCGCTCCGGCAGCGCCTGTCGCCGCGTCCGCAGACGCACCGGCCAGGGGCCAGTCGCCGCTGACCATCGTCCCCGATTCCGAATACGCCTCGCGGCCCTGGAGGCAGAAATGATCGATTGGGAATTCCTCGTTCCGGTGGCGATGGGCTGGGCGCTGCATCACTGGTGGACGGTGATGACGGCGCTAGCGGCGGTAGGGGTGCCGCCATGAGGGGCGGGCCGCGCCGCCGGCCGGGAGCGCAAGGCATGAGCGATAGGCCGAAGGCGCGGCCGACGCCCCTGTAACACGTCAGATAAGCCACCTATTGCGGTTTCAATTCGTACCAATTTGGATCGTTAAAGATGAAGAAAATCAGCCATCAAATTCGCGTCAGTATTGAGTCGGACGGTCAGGTCTTGGAAAGCCCGAAAGGGCGGTTGTTCTTCGACGACACCACGGCTCAATTCACCGATCTGTCAGGCGTGCGCATTCTGCGTTGCGGCGTGGATACGGTGCGGCAGTTGTACAACGGCAAGCTCCGGCCGGAAGTCATGGCGCTGTTTGACCTGTCGGTGGATGTGGTCGAGTTCGCCGGCTACGAATGGTCCAAGGGCCGTATCGGTCGCGACTCTGGCTATCAGTACCGCCTGCAGAACGCTGAAATGGGTCTGATCCTGCTGATCAAGAATCACAACATCAAGGTCGATACCATTGGCTCGCACCTCAAGATCGAGGTATCGCCTCACGCCCTCGATGGCGCCGATCCGCGCATCCTCCAGGGCGTGCTGGATGATTTGGCCGCTGCCGTGCTGAGTCACTGCGAAACCAACCAAGCCGCTGTGCATATCGCCTTGGACGTGCAGGGCTGGAAACCGCCTCGCGATCTGGTGGACCGCATGCATTGCCGCTCGCGTCGGGTGCGACAAATCAGTGGTATCGAGCGGATCGAATTCGACGGCAACGCCTCGGTCTACGGGCGTGGCGAGACGTACATGTTCGGCTCGGCCAACGGCCTGCAACTGTCGATCTATAACAAGACCCTCCAGGCTCGGGCCACCGACAAGCTCGACTATTGGGAAAGCGTGTGGGCGACCCTGAACGGCGATCCGTTCGGCGATGGCGACCCGGCCTATAACCCCCTGGAAACGGTGTGGCGGATCGAGTTTCGCTATCACCACTCCATCGTCCAGCAGTTCTCCGAAGGCTCGCGCATGGCTTCGGGAGAGGTCATCGGCTGCCGCACCTATGAGGGGCTTTGCCCGCACCTGCAAGGACTGTGGAACTACGCCTGCGAAAGCTTCAAGCTGCTGAGCCGGACGGCGGTCTACGATCCGTTCTGGAGCCTGATCAGCCAGGACGCCCGCGTCCAGGTCGAGTGCGATCCGCTGATCGAGCGCACCGAGTATCGGCGCTATTACAAGACCGCCAAGGGCTTTAGCGGGCGTAACTGCGAGATGTTTCTCGGCCAGTTCGTGAGCCTGATCGCGCGGGAGCGTGTCCCGGCAAAAAAGGCTATTGAGTCCGCCCGTAAACTGGAGTTCTGGCACGTTATCGAAGACCACTATCTCGCCAAGGGTTGGACTCGTCGCGATCTGGAAAGGCACATACACAAGCTGATGTGTGATCGGTATCTGCGGCGGGGGTATGCCGTCTAATGTCGATCACCAAGCTCCCCGATGGCCGTTGGTTCGTCGATGTAGAACCGATCAAGGGCAAGCGCTTTCGCAAGCGGTTCAAGACCAAGATGGAGGCGCAGCAATTCGAGGCCACCGCGCGTCAGAAGTGTGCGGAAAACCCCTGCTGGACGCTCAGGCCGAAGGACCGTCGGCGTCTCTCGGAGTTGGTCGAACTCTGGTATGAACTGCACGGCCAGACCCTGAGCAACGGGCATCGTTGCGTGGCGATTCTGCGGTTGGTGGCAAAGGACCTGGGCGACCCGGTCGCTGTCTCCCTGGAGCCCGCGAAAGTGGCTCGGTTGCGTAGCCGGCAGATAGCCAATGGCATGTCGGGCAAGACCGCGAATAACCGTCTTGGCTACCTCAAGTCCATGTACAACGAATTGCGTCAACTCGGCGTCATTGACTATGAGAATCCGGTAGGGCGCATGCGGCCGCTCAAGCTTCAGGAAAGACTGCTGTCGTACCTGACCAAGCATCAGGTGTCCGAACTGCTTACGGCCCTGGATGCGCGCACCACGTCGCCACATCCGAAGATGGTCGCTCGTATCTGCCTCGCGACAGGGGCTCGATGGGGTGAGGCTCAGGCGCTGACGCCGGAACGTCTGAAAGGTAATACGGTGATCTTTGCCAACACCAAGTCCAAGCGTGTGCGCTCGGTGCCGATCTCGGAAGAATTGGGCGCCGACCTTCGCCGGCATTGGCAGATCCACGGGCCGTTCACGAACTGCCTTGGCGTGTTCCGCCTGGTGCTGCTGTCGACCTCGATCAAGCTGCCGAAGGGGCAGGCCAGCCACGTACTGCGCCACACGTTCGCCAGTCACTTCATCATGAACGGCGGGCACATCGTGACCCTACAACACATCCTGGGGCACGCCTCGTTGTCGATGACGATGCGATATGCGCACCTCTCCCAAGACCACCTATCTGAGGCTGTTCGATTCAACCCGCTCATAGGTTGAAGGCTGCGGGGGTCGACAGAGGGAAAGAAAAATAGACTTGAGGTGGTTCAAATTCGGTCTGAATTCGGATTATGATGTTGGAGCCGACGGTAGACAGACTGCCGACGCGCGAATCCCACTCGTCGCCTGGATATGGAGCGTGGTGGAGTTCGAACACCGTAGAACCTGAGTTCCAGACCTTAAGTGTTCCCACAGCAATGGAGGTACCGGCTCATGCGAGTCGAGACAATTAGTTATTTGAAACGTCATGCGGCTGACCTGGATTTATCCGAGCCAATGGTCGTCACGCAGAACGGTGTTCCTGCCTATGTGGTTGAGTCATATGCTGAGCGGAAGCAGCGCGATGAAGCAATTGCGCTGGTGAAGTTGCTTGCGATTGGCTCCCGCCAGTACGCAGAAGGCAAGCATCGCTCTGTTGATGATTTGAAAGCTCGCCTTTCCAGGAGGTTCGCTCAGCCAGAATAAGGAGGTTTAATGTCCCCGGTCGTCATTCGTTTTACTGATACCGCAGAGCAAAGCATCGAAGACCAAGTCCACCACTTGGCTCCATTCCAAGGTGAACAGGCTGCACTCCAGTCAGTACTGAGCCTTTTGGATGAGATTGAAGAGAAGATTTCACTTGCACCTAAAGGTTACCCAGTCAGCCAGCAGGCGAGTCTTCTGGGGGTGCTGAGCTATCGCGAGCTTAATACCGGCCCCTATCGTGTTTTTTACGAATTCCACGAAGAGCAAGGCGAGGCGGCAGTGATCTTGGTTTTGCGACAGAAGCAGAGCGTTGAGCAGCAATTGATCCGCTACTGCTTGGTGGGGCCAATCGAGTGA